AAGTTCGGCGTTAGAATCAGTAGCAAACGCAGAAGCAAACATAATCAACCAATCAGCAGAATACTCAGAACAAATATTCGAAGACACAGGAAGACTTGCTAGATTTGGTGAAGCGAAGGTAAAATCCAAAGATACCATTGCAATGTATATGCCACAAAAGATTCAGCAACTTTCTCTTCTCGAATATGAACAGCAAGATCTTTCTTTTGTACAAAACGCCATCAATGACTGGCAAGGACTAGCAGCAAGAACCCTAATTACTAAGGCTCCAAGCGTAGTAGACAGTGTTGCGGGTTTACTTGGGATGAATACAAACATAGATTCTGCTATCCTAGCAGGGGCTAGGATCGCTCCTAACCCACGCAAACAACTTCTTTTCCGTGAACCCATCTCCCGGAAGTTCGAATTCTCATTCAACCTTTCTCCCCGAAATGAAGAAGAATCTGAGCGAGCATACCAGATTATTAAGAGGTTCAAGAAGTATGCATACCCAACGCTAAACAAGACATATGCACAGGGAGCATTCTATAACTTCCCCGCCGAATTTGAAATTGAATACCAAACGGTAAATGAGTCAGGAGAAGTTGTAGAGAATGATTGGATCAACAGAATCGGTAGATGTGCATTAAGAGAAATTAATGTAGACTATGCTTCTTCTGGTTCCTTCTCTACATTCAAGAACGGCGCTCCTACAAACATGTTACTTTCTATGACGTTCGAAGAAATGTCTCTCCTCGATTCAAACTTGGTAGAACAGGGGTATTGATAATGTACTTTAAGAACTTTCCGCAAATTATATTAGACGGTGTTACGGGTGCAACTGGTAGTTCTGTTGTTGCAGTTGATATTCTACGGAGGGTTGGGTTTTCATCTAAAGGAAAAACCGGATCTGAATATTTCGTAGACTATTATGTAAAGGACAATGATACACCAGAAAGTATAGCAGACGAGATTTATGGTTCACCTGAATATCACTGGGTTGTTATGATGTTCAATGATAAGTTTGATTCATTCTTTGAATGGCCTATGAATACCAGAAAATTTGAAAAGTATGTTGATAAAAAATATACGGGTGCTGTTCTGTTTTTAGGATCGTCTGGTGGAACATATGGTGTGACTGGTTCGTTTGCAAGAAATGATACCATTGTTAAAACTGACGGAACTGGAACCACTGGGTGGGGAGGATTGGTAAAGGACTTCGATCCAATATTAAATAAAATTACAATAACAGGTTTGGTGACTGGTGAACAATTTAGTGTTGATGATACCATTAAATCATACAATGCAAGTGGTGGTACATTGGTAAGTCAGAATGTCGGGGAAGCAACAGTACGGAAAATTGTAACTATTCCTTCCCAAGCACTTCACCACTTCGAAAATACTGGATCAACACTCAGCGGTTATGATGATGTTGGTGGGGGTAATCAAACCACAGTTGTCTGGTTAGATCCTCTTTCTAAATATACTGGCTCTACTCAAATTTCAATGGGTTCGGGTGGTGTCACATACGGAAATACTCTATTGTATTCTTACGTTGAAAATGACACCACCACATATGCGATTACTAATTACACATATGAAGACGAAAAAAACGAAGACAAAAGAATAGTGTCCTTACTCAACCCAACATATCTAGATCAGGTTGCTAAAGAGTTCAAGACACTAATCAATAGGAGATAATTATGATACCCCCGGATTCTCCTAACATCCCAACCGCAACAGACAATAATTCATATTTAAGATTAAATGATATTCGTCTTCGGGATATTAGTATAGTTTCCCCTAACGGAACTGATATTAGCATAATGAATCAATATGCTGTTTTTGAAATAACAGAAGATCTTTTTCAAAATAACTTGTCAGGAATTGTCGCTAACATAGACGCTTCGAATATAGTTTCTAATTTTCCTCTCACCGGACAAGAATATTTACTTGTTTCATTCGAAACTCCCGGATCATCAAAAGAAATAGAACTTGCATTTTTAATTGACAAGGTAATAGACAGAGCGCCTCTTAGAAATAAGCAGTCTCAGTTTTATGACATACATGTAGTTTGTCCGACATTTCATTGTCATTTATTTTCTGATGTATCTAAAGCGTACACCGGAAATATCTCAACAATGGTGAGTGACATATTCAAAAATCACATCAACACTGGTAGCGGTAACACTAGAAAAGAATTAATCAGTAACGAAAAAACAGTGGGTGAGCAAAATATAATTATACCGTCTTGGAGTGCATTTACTGCCATAAATTGGTTGGCGAAACGAGCAGCATCAGAAAGCAATTCAAAAGTATGTGACTATGTTTTCTATCAAGATCTAGATGGGTTTCACTTCAAGTCAATAAGTTCTATGTTCAACAAAGATCCAATGCAAACATACATCTACGGCGCAGATAACGCAAGAGACTTTATCCGCGACAATCCAAACTCAGAAATTAACATGCAAGAGTCTTTTCAGAACATAAGAAAATTAGTTGCATGTGGATTTGATCGAAGTAGGGAAACGCTAAAGGGAACATATTCTTCTAGTCTCCTTGTCCATGACATTGTTACAAAATCATACGACACGATAGAATATAAATATCTCGATGACTTCGACAAGACACCCAACTTAAATGGCAATCCTATTATGCCAAAAAATAACATATATTCGGATAAAATAAATTCCAAACAGTATTTTGTTCCTTCCCATTTAAACTTGTACGGTGAACCTTCAGCAAGCGAAGAAAATAGTGGAAATGACAGCGTTGAAAATTGGTTACCGAGACATGACGCACAGATAAACCAGTTCATGTCAAGTTCAATAGAAATAGATGTTGCTGGTGACACAAACAGACGAGTGGGTGACAAAGTTTTTGCAGTAATTAATTCCTTTGAGAGTTTAGATCAGCAAGGAAGAGCGAAACTAGATCCACTAATAACCGGAAATTATATTGTAACCAAAATTAAACACACGATACACAAAACAACAGGTCACACTCTAAAAATGAAATTGTGTAAGGATTCCAATATAGAATCAACATCACAAAACATGTCACTAGATTCTAATGTTCTAAACAATGGAAGTGGAAATATATTATGAATTATATGGGTAAAGATGGTTTCGTTTGGTTTCAGGGTGTAGTGGAGGATAGGACGGATCCTCTATATCTTGGTAGGTGTAGGATTAGATGTCTCGGATTCCACACAGAAGATAAAACAAAAATACCAACCGCAAGTTTACCTTGGGCGATGCCTATTCAACCAATCACATCTGCTGCAATGAGCGGGATTGGACAGTCTCCAATTGGACCGGTAGAGGGCACATGGGTTATGGGTTTTTTCCGGGATGGAATGAATGCACAAGAACCTGTATTCTTTGGTACACTTGGAGGAATTCCATCAGACGAAGTGAATATAGGAAAGGGATTCAGTGATCCCAGCGGTACATACCCAAAACAAGAATTGGTAAACGAACAAGATACCAATAGATTGGCAAGAGGGATTAGTGCAGACACTATTGTCCAGTCTAAAGTTGAAGCGATGAAAGGACACAAAGAACATCCCACTGCAAATGAAGCAGGCGATGACAAGTGGTCCGAACCAGATGTTCCTTTTGCTGCAAAGTACCCCAAGAATCACGTTTACGAAAGTGAAAGCGGACACATTCAAGAGTTCGATGACACTGATGGTGCAGAGAGAATACACACATACCACAGATCGGGAACCTTCGAGGAAATTCATCCAGACGGAAGCAAGGTAGTTAAAGTGGTGGGGGATGATTATGAATTGATCCTCGGTAAAAAGTTTGTTCATATATCCGGTAACGTAAATGTTGTAGTGGATGGTCAAAGCACATTTTATGTTAAGGGTGATTCTGACATTCAAGTAGACGGAAATGTCAAACAGGTTGTCGGTGGTAATGTAGAACAAGAAGTGACAGGAAATGTTAAAGTAGATACCGATGGTGAGTTTACTGTTGATTCGAGTTCAATATCAATGAAAGCAGATGGTGCGATTAACATTGAAACGTCAGGAAACATGGTACTCAAGGGTGCTGCTGGTATTGATCTAAACTAGGAGAAAATATGCCTGGAAAACCTATAACAAGAGCGATGACTGATCCTACTATACCATTTGGAGCAAACCTAACATTGGGTGCTACCAATGTAAGAGTTGGTGGTCAACCAGTTGCATTAGCAAATTCTCCTCTTACTCCTCATGGACCTATTCCCGGACACGGAGAAGTGCCTGGATTTATGTCGCAAAGTTCGATTACAGTTCGTGCAAACGGTCAAGGTGTCGTTCGTCAGGGTGATGCTGCATCGTGTGGTGATTTTGCAAGCAGCGGAGTTCCTTTAGTAAGAGCAGGAGACTAATATGTCTATTCTTCCAACAACCGGATGTACAATTGCTGCTGTCGTTCTTTCTTCTAAAGAAAAGGCAGTGATGAATCAAGTGACTAACGGAAATGCGTTTGTCAATCCAGATAAGCCTGCAATAGAAGGTGCTAGTGCTTCTATCTCAAGCACACTTACCATGATATCAGGTGCTGCTGCCTCAGGAATATTCTCCACCTTGACAACTTCGCTAAACACACTCAGCGGAAATCTTACCTCTTATGTTTCTCATTCAGACAGACTTTCGGGTGTTAATTTAGGCGCAACTGGTCCTAGTGCTGAACCCGGTATATCGGGTTTGCTCGGAGTTGCAAAAGCATACAACACTGTTTGTGAATCTGTCACTGGGGGAACAAAAGATAATTTCAGTCCATTGTTTAATAGTATACTTGGACCGGGTGGATTTAAACTAAATAGAGCAGAAGAAAAAATTACCACTGAAGTTAAGCATTTTGTTTCAATCCACAGAGGGTTAGCAGAAGCAAACTCTACATTTAATACTCAACTTGCAGTTCAAGTTTCCACAGTAAATAGTATGTCCACAGATATAAGCGGACTAATAACAACAGACAATTCTGCCTTTGAAACAGCAAACCAAACTGTTAGAAACTATAACATTGGAAATGCTTTAGTCGCCAGTTCTTCTGATCCTTGCTTTGCAGGAAAATTGGTTGATCGAATATCATCTGATTCGATGAAAGAAAAACTCGATGCTATTGAATAATTTCATATATATTATGAAATAGGGGAATATTTTAGATGAACATATCACACATGGATGATTGGATTGCTTTGGGAATTTCCGTGGCTGCGTTGGTTGCAGGATTTTTCTCATATTTTTTTGGTTTTAAGAAAAAAAAGAAATCCAACCAATCCGACATTATATCACCGAAAATAGATTTCCCGGATCATTTTTGGGAAGTTCATACCAAAATACAAGAAACCATAACAGAACTAAGGGTGAAGGTAAATTGTGCCAGATCACATCTAGTCCAGTTTCATAATGGTGGTCACTTTATTGATGGTATAAGTATGAAGCGTATGTCATTAACTCATGAATCACTCGAAAGAAGTGTGACTGGGGAGATGAAAAATCATCAAGATCTACTTATGTCGATTTATATGGAAATATTAAATCACGTAAAGAAAGATCTTCCAGAAGCAATCATAGTAAACGAGATGGAAGAATGTTACGCAAAACAAGATCTGGAAAGTGGCAATGTTATTGCATTTTCAGTATTACCAATTAAACAAAATAGTTTGATAATTGGATATATTATGGCAGAATGGTGCAGTTGGAACAAGGTAGATGAAATTCAAAAAGGGGTTGTCGCTGACTGGATGTCACGAAGTCAATCTTTAATTGAAGTGGAATTAACAAACCAAAAGAGAAAAAACAGGCATAAATAATACATGGCAGGTCAATCAAACAAAACCCGATTCAAAGATTTAGATATGGATTTCATCGCACATCCTGTTACAGGGGATGTTGTACAGAAATCAAATAAAGAATCAGTCAAACAGTCTGTCAAAAATTTAATCATGATGAGTAGATCTGATAAACCTTTTCAGCCGCATATAAACGGAAGAGTAAGAAACTTACTATTCGAACCAGACACACCGCTAACAAAGATAGAAATGAGAAAATCTATCTTTGATGTTATAAGAAGACACGAACCAAGAGTAAAACTATTAGATGTGAGTATACTTCATAACACAGCAAATAGTTCATACGGAATTACCATAAAATATCAAATCGTAAACTCCCCACAAGTTGAAAACTTGAGTCTGACGATGGAGAGACTAAGATGACAAATTATAGAAAAATTCAAATCAACGATCTTGATTTCTTCGGAATCAAGGACAATTTAAAAACATATTTAAGTGGACTTGACGAGTTCAAGGATTTTAACTTCGAGGGATCCGGGACTTCAATCCTTTTAGATCTTTTAGCATATGTCACACACTACCAAGGTTTCTATAATAACATGGTAGCAAATGAACTATTCTTAGATAGTGCAGTAAAAAGAACCTCGGTTGTTTCTCATGCAAAGGCTCTTGGATACACTCCAACCTCTTCATCTTGCTCAACAGCAGTAGTTGATGTTACGATTAACAATACAGACACAAGCACAACATATCTAACAAAAAGAACAAAATTTACAGGAACTAAAGATGGTATCTCCTACATCTTCTCAAACTCAGACGTTGAAACCTTTGAAGTTCTGAACAGCACACAAAAAATTGCACGGAATGTTTCCATAGTAGAAGGAACTTGGAGAAACGCCTCTTTTGTTGTTGATAGCAACATTGAACCACAAAGGTTTATTATTCCAGATAAAAATGTTGACACTAACAGGCTTACAGTGAACGTCCAATCCTCAACAACAGACACGACTGGTTATGCAGATACATGGACAGCAGTAACAGACATCACTACTCTTACTTCTACAAGTAAAGTTTACTTCCTACAAGAAACCGAAGACGGTTATTATGAAATTTACTTCGGGGATGGGATTCTTGGTTCCGCTGTTTCTGATGGAAATTTAATTCTGGTAGATTACTTGGTTTCAAATGGCACAGAAGCAAATAATATTGGTAGTCAAGATGCTACCAATGCAAGATCATTCAGTTCTTCCTTGTCTGATGTTGCAGACATTGCTGTAGTCACCACATCAAATGGTGGTAAAGGTAAAGAAACATTAGACTCGATTAAGTTTAATGCACCAAAGGCTTTTCAGTCACAGAACAGAAATGTCACAACGAACGACTACAAGAGTTTTATAGAAACAAACTACACAAACGCCAGTGATGTCTTTGTTTGGGGTGGAGAAGATAACAACCCACCGGAATACGGAAAAGTTTTTGTTTGCGTAAAACCGACAAACTCCACAACGCTGAACAACGAAGAAAAGATTAGTCTTCAAAACTTAATTAAAGATCAAAATGTAGTGAGCATAATTCCTGATGTTGTAGATCCAAATTATATCTACCTAAACATCACAAGTAAAGTTTTTTACGATGCAAACGAAACAACAAAAAGCACCAAAGATATAAAGACTCTTGTTGAAGAAAAAATCTTGGTGTTCAAAGTTCTCTCTCTAGAAAAGTTCTCTCGAAACTTACGATACTCTAAGTTCGTAAAAGAAATAGATGAAACTGATCAGTCGATTATCAGTAACGAAACATCTATTCAACTAGAGAAAAGATTCAGTCCATCGATCGGACAAGAAAAGTCATACACAATAAAATTTGAAAATCCAATCTACCATCCAGTAGCAGGATATCAGCCGGTAATTTCATCGTCTGAGTTTTCTTATACAAAAACAGACGGAACTGTGTGTGATGTTCATATTGATGACGACGGTAACGGAACACTAAGAATGTACGAATTAATTTCTG